AAAACAAATGGTTGGATTGTTTAGATAAAATACAACGGCTTGATGGTTATGACTTACGCGAAGTTTATAACATTGCAAAACAACTGCGCAATGATGAGTTTTGGCAAAACAATTTTCTGACTATTTTAAAATTTAGAAATACTGATAAAAACGGCATCAAATATATTGATCGTTTCATGATGCAACATAAGGCCAAACATAAACCCATTGGATTTAAAAAAATAAAAAACCTTCAAGAATTTTTTATATATAAAAATCCGGCTAATAACCAAAAAGAAATTGGCGCTAAAACTAAAAATGGTAATATTCACGAATTTCAAATCAAAGGACTTATGATGACAAATGAGTTTCAAGAATTAAAACAATATGTTTTAAATGAATTATAAAAAATATAAAATATCTAATAAGTTAAAAACAGATGTTTGGCAATATCTAAATGAAACTAATATTGGTAATCGGTATGAAGCTAACGGCAACAAAGAAGAACAATTTGTGGGACTTGTTGGCGAAATAATTATTAAACATTTGTTTAACATTAAACACGAATTTAACAAAGGTTTTGACGGCGGTTATGATTTTACATATAAGGGTTTTAAAATAGATGTTAAAACAATGGGGCGAAACGTTGACGTTAAAGATTATTTTGTAAATAATTTTATTGCCTTTCAAAAATCATACGATTGTGATATTTATATTTTCTGCTCATTAAACAAACAAAAAAATGAATTATCTGTTTGTGGTTATTTAGGCAAAAAAGAATTATTAGCATTAGCCACATTGTATAAAAAAGGCGATACTAGAACAAGAACTAACGGCACAACGTTTAAAATGAAAACAGATACTTACGAGATTAAAAACAATAAACTAAAGAATATTGAAAAATTATTTTATTATTTACCTAAATATTAAAAAAATATTTTTAGTTTAGCATAAGAAAACAAAACATAATGAAAACATTCCAAGACTTCGGCATTGACATTGGCAACAAATCATCCGGTAAAATAAAAACCAAATGCCCACAATGCAGCGCCACAAGAAAAAACAAAAGTGATAAATGTTTGTCTATTGATATTGACAAAGGTTTGTTCAATTGTCATAATTGTGGATGGTCAGGCACAACTAAATTTGAAAAGAAAAAAGAATTTATTCGCCCTGAAAAAATTAAAGTTAATCTTACAGAGCGCATAATTAAATGGTTTTCTGATCGTGGTATTTCTGAACCAACTTTAATTCATTGGAAGATCGGCGAATCTTTAGAGTATTTTCCACAAGTAGGAAAAAAACGTCGCGCTATAAATTTTAATTACTATCGTGAAAATGACTTAATTAATATTAAATATCGTGATGGTCAAAAGAACTTTAAAATGGTTTCAGGTGCTGAACTCATTTTCTATGGTCTTGACAATATTAAAACAATGGATAAAATTTATATTGTTGAAGGCGAAATTGATGCGTTGTCACTTCATGAAGCAGGCATTTATTCAGTTTGTTCTGTACCAAATGGCGCATCTAAAGGCAATCAACGTTTGGAATATTTAGACAATTGTTTTGAGTATTTCAAAGACAAAAAAGAAATTGTTTTGTGTACTGATAATGATTCGCCTGGAATACAGTTGCGCAAAGAACTTGCAAGGCGCTTTGGTGCTTATCGTTGTAAATACGTTGATTTTGGCGATTATAAAGACGCTAACGAAATATTAGTCACAAAAGGTGCTGAAACGTTACGAAACGTTATTAAAACGGCTAAAAACTTCCCATTGGAAGGCGTGCTTAATATTGAAAACATTTGGCAAAGCGTTTTAAACTATAATGAAAATGGCGTAAAGAACTATTCAATTGGTCTGCCTAATGCAGATAATTATTTTAAAATGTCTTTTGGTGAATGGTCAGTTGTGACTGGGATTCCTAATTCAGGAAAATCTGATGTTATGGATCAGGTATGTTGCAATCTAGCCTTGAAATACGATATGCGATGCGCTATGTTTGCGCCTGAATCATTTCCTTATGAGGGCCACATTAAAAGAATATCAAATAAATTAAATGAAACAAATTGCAATAATGAGCAACTAAATCAAACAAAGGATTTTATTCAGGATCATTTCTTTTGGGTTAAAATAGATTTAGAAAATTTAACGCTAAAAGGAATATTAAATGCATTTCGTGAATTGGTATTTCAAAAGGGTATTAATGTTTTTGTAATTGATCCTTGGAATATGTTAGATCATTCAGCACAACGTGATCATTCATATATTGGGCGCTCATTGTCAGAAATAACCCAGTTCTGCCAACAAACAAATACCCATTTATTTTTAGTGGCGCATCCTAGAAAAATTGAATCAGAAAACGGAACTTATAAAAAACCAACGTTGTATGATATAAGCGGCTCTGCTGATTTTTTTAATAAAGCCTATAATGGTTTAATTGTTTATCGTTGTATTGGTCAACGTACTAAATATGAATCTGACATTGTAAAAATATATATTGAGAAAGTCAAACGAAAAGAAAACGGCCAACTTGGCGAATTTGATATTGCACCTGATTTTAAAAATGGTGGTATTTATAAAGATGTTGATTTAGAAACTAAAAAATTTGAAGTTATAAAAGATAATTTACCTTTTTAATAATTAAATAATATAAAATGAAAATACTTAATTTATACGCTTGTTTAGGTGGTAATCGTTATAAATGGGATGAAGTCACAAATATTGAAGTTACTGCTATTGAATTGGATAAAGAACTCGCTAGACTATATCAAGAAAGATTCCCAAATGATAAAGTTATTGTTACTGATGCGCATCAATATTTAATAAAACATTATAAAGAATTTGATTTTATTTGGTCAAGTCCGCCTTGCCCAACTCATTCCAAAGTTAGAGTTACACAAAAAAATAAAGATTTTTACATTCCTAAATATCCTGACATGAGTTTATATCAACAAATAATTTTTTTAAAAGAACATTTTAAAGGTAAATATGTTATTGAAAACGTAATTCCATATTATCAACCATTAATTGCTGCAAAAAAAAGAGGCCGTCATCTTTATTGGACTAATTTTAATTTACCATCAGAAATTGACAGAAAAGAAGCAAAAGGAATTATGTGTGGTCAAACAAATGATGAAGTTGATAAATTATGTAAATTTCATAATATTAAAAGAACTTTTTTAAATTCATATAAAGGCAAACAAAGTAAAACAAAAATAATTAGAAATTTAGTTGATTATGAAGTTGGTAAAATTATTTTTGAAACTGCTTTAGGAATTTTAAATAAAAAAAATACTGAACAAACATCTTTATTTTAATGGCAAAAGCATTACATCCAACATACAAACACCGAATCGCAATTCAATGGTGTATTAAAAATGATATTAAAGTCTATGTAAACCCAACTAAAAGAGGTTTAAAAGTAGAAATAAACAACAGAGGTAAACGAATTATTTCACCACAAACATACACCAAAACAGAAGCCAACAATAAATGTTGGGAATTATATTTGTATATTTACAAAAAATATTTTAAGCTATGAGATACAACTTTAACACAATCATTTATCCTATTTATGGGATTCTTTTAGGAATCAATTATTGGAATACTAAAATGGATCACGTTACTACGGAATCACCACTTGAAGAAGGTGAAGAAAATTGCCTTGAAATACATTTCTTTTTTATTGGCATTACTTTTATTTGGTACACCGACAAAAAATAATGTTGTACTATGGCAACGAAAACCAACATATTAAAAAAGAATTTATTAGAAGCATTGGAAAAATCATTGGGGATAGTAACAACCGCTTGTAAAAAAGTCGGATGCAATCGTTCAACATATTATAAATATTATAATAGTGATCAAAAATTTCGTGATGCAGTTGATGAACTTCAAAACCTTACATTGGATGTTGTTGAATCTGAACTGCATAAGCAAATAAAAGAAGGTAACACAACTGCAACAATATTCTATTTAAAAACCAAAGGCAAAAAACGTGGTTTTGTTGAGCGTCAAGAAATCCAAATGGAAGGCGGCATTGAATCTAAAATCATTGAATGGAATCCGGCAAAGGAACAATAAAAGAGTTTTGCAATATCCAATTTTATCAAACGCTTAATTCTAAAGCTAGAATAAAAGTTCATCAGGGCGGAACGCGTTCGGGAAAAACGTATGCTATTTGCCAATATCTTATTTATCGTTTAACAACTACTAAAACGCCTTTGACAATATCAATTGTCAGAAAAACATTACCTGCCTTAAAACGTTCTGTATTGCGTGATTTTATATCTATTGCCACAAAACTAGGGGTGTATTATAAAGGCGAACATAACAAAGCTGAAAACGTTTTTCGATATAATGGTTCAATGGTCCAGTTTATATCAACTGATGATCCGCAAAAAATTAGGGGTGCAAAGCACGATATTTGTTTTTTGAATGAAAGCAATGAATTAAACTTTGAAGATTTTCGCCAGTTAAATATGCGTACTGTTGGCGAAGTCATTATTGACTTTAACCCTTCTGATCCGGTGCATTGGCTTTATAATGAAGTCATTGAACGTGATGATTGTGATTTATTTATAACTACATACAAGGATAATAAGTTCCTGCCTAGTGAATTAGTTAAAGAGATTGAACGCATTAGGGAACGTGATCCTGATTATTGGCGCGTATATGGTGAAGGACAAAGAGCGCAATTCTCACAACGTCAAATCTTTACTAATTGGAAATATATTCCATTAGCTGATTTTCCACAATTTGATGAAACTGTTATTGGTATTGACTTTGGATTTACAAATGATAGTCTTGGAATATTAGAAGTCGGAAAGATAAAAGATAAATTATACGTTAATGAACTGATGTATAAAAAAGGGATGACCAATAGAGATATAGCAGACTTTTTAAAAAAAATTGGCAAAGCTGATGTTCTATCGTATTGTGATAGCGCCGAACCAAAATCAATTGTTGAACTTCGTCAAATGGGTATATTAGCTAAAGGCGCAGTAAAAGGCCCAGGATCAATTAACGCCGGTATTAGTTTAATAAAAGAGCATGAGGTATTTATATCTAATGAATCAACAAACCTTAAACACGAACAACATACATACTATTGGCAGCAACTTAAAGACGAAACAATTATTAATAAACCTATTGACGCAAACAATCATTTAATGGATGCTTTACGATATGCAGTTTATTCTAAATTTAAAAACAGAACTGAATTTTTTGTTGTCTAAAAAACTATTTTAAATTTTGTATTTTTACAAAAATTTTATATCTCAATAAAATATGGCTTCATTATACGATCGCTTGAAATCCTTAATTACAAAAAATACACAACAAACGGCGGAACAATATAACCGCGCCATTTACAACTGGTTAGGCGATTCGATCGTTTGGAATCCTGAAAATGATGATTCTTATATTACTGAAGGTTATCGCAAAAATGCAACGATATATTCGTTGATTAACCTTATAACAAAAGCTGCAACTACAATACCTTTTCAAGTATATGAAAAGACTAATGAAAATGATTACAAGCGTTACAAGGCAATGACTTCAGGAACGTTTGATGCTTCAACAATACACAAAGCCAATTTATTGCAAAAGCGTTCGTTAGTTGAATTAGAAGATACAGAACTTCACAAGATACTTGAACGACCAAATCCGGCGCAATCTTATAACACTTGGATTACCGAATTAATTGCCTTTGGTAAATTGACTGGTAATCGTTACATCTATGGTATTGGGCCTGATACGGGTGCAAACATTGGGAAATATACAGAACTTTATGTGATGCCTTCACAAATTATGGAAATTGTTTCAGGTGGTATAATGAAACCTGTTTCTAAATACAAGATAGAATATAATGGAACTTATGAAATACCTGCATCAGAAATATGCCATATAAAAGATTTTAACCCTTATTATGATGGAACTGGATCGCATCTTTATGGTCAATCGCCATTGCGTGCCGGTTTACGTTCATTAACAACTAACAATGAAGCCACACAAACGGGAGTTAAATATTTACAGAATCAAACGGCGCGTGGTTTATTAATGAGTGATGAAGGCGATATAAATGAAGTTCAAGCGCAACAATTAAAAGATAAATTCAGAAAACAATTCCAAGGATCAGACAATGCAGGCGATGTTATTATAACACCTAAAAAATTATCGTGGGTTAACTTTGGATTAAATGCTGCTGACGTTTCATTAATTGAACAATATAACGCATCTATAAAAGATTTGTGTAATATTTACAACGTACCGGTTCAATTGCTTAATAATACCGATTCTAGTTCTTACAATAATATGAAGGAAGCTAAAAAAGCGTTATATCAAAACGCCGTTATTCCTGAACTAATAAAAATTAAAGATGAATTAAATCGTTGGTTAGCGCCTAAATATGGCGACAAACTTTGTATTGAATTTGATTTTTCTGTTATTCCTGAACTACAAGAAGAAACTGACAAAGTTGTTGATCAATTATCAAAGGCGTGGTGGATTACACCAAATGAAAAACGTGCTGCAATGAATTATGGTAAGGATGAAGATACAAGCTCTTTAGATGATTATTATATTCCTGCGAATCTTATTCCGGTTAATAATAATGAAGTTGATGAACCTTTAGAATCTATTGACGTTGATGTCAATAAGTTCTTAAACAAGGATGAAGATTTAAAAAAAAAAGAAATTTCTGAACGATTAAGAGCGGCTTTGAAGAAAAAAGCTGATGATCACAACGATGATGTGAACAACGCCGCTAGTAAAAAAACAAATGTTCCAACACTATTTAAAGTTTATGAACGTGGGATTGGTGCTTATAGAACAAACCCTTCAAGCGTAAGGCCAAGCGTTTCATCGCCTGAACAATGGGCAATGGCTAGAGTTAATTCATTTCTTTATGCTTTAAAGAATGGTAAATTTAGAAGTGGCAAACACGATGTAGATTTATTGCCTGAAGGACATCCAATGAGTTCAAAAGATAAATCTATTGACAAAGCCGATACATATTCCAATTATCCACAAACTGCAAGTAATAACGCTAAACGAATGATTGAATGGCGTGAAAAGTACGGCTCTGAAGTTAGAGCAGGAACGCCAACGGGATGGCGACGTGCTTCAATGTTAGCATCTAGAGCGCCATTGACAATTGATATGCTTAATAGAATGAAATCATTCTTTGCACGTCACGACGGCAATCAAACAATTGCTGATCGTTATAAAGATACGCCTTGGCGTGACAATGGATATGTCGCTTGGAATCTTTGGGGTGGGACTGCAATGCGTGATTGGGTTAACAAAAAACTAAACCAAATAAACGATTAGTTTGGCAATAGACAAGGACAAATGGCAATCTGCATTTGAAAGACAATTAGATATTGCAGAGAAAAAACAAATCGCTAAAGTAAAGCGTTATTATAAACGCGAATATTATAAAGGCGTTGAATCTTTTGTTTCTGATGGTCAAACAAATTTCCAATTACTATTTGATAATAAAGACTTGTTAAAAATATATCGTGATTTGTACACCGATATAGGAATGCGTTTTGCTAAATGGTATATCAATAATTTTAGAAAGTTTATAACAAAGGCCGTTGATACATCGGCGTTTGATGATATTTGGGCCAATGCCTTTGCGTCTTTTGGATCAGCTATTGGCGCTCAACGTGTGACGCTTGTAAATGGTACGGCTAAAAAAACGCTTATAGATTTAACAGAACGATTAATGAGTGATCCGGAGTTTATGACATTAGGCGCAGTTGAAAAGGGCAGAATATTAAGAAACCAATTCAATCAATATTCCCAATGGCAAGCTGAACGTTTAGTTCGTACTGAAGCAACTGCGGCTGCTAACTTTGCACAAGCCCAAGCCGCGCAAACAATATTCCCGCCTGAACAAATGCAAAAAGAATGGATTGCTAGTTTTGATGATAGGGTTCGAGATACTCATTCACAAGCTGATGGCCAAATTGTTATGGCTAATAATACATTTTTAGTTGGTGGCCAACCAATGATGTTCCCTGGTGATCCTGCGGGTGGCGCTGCTGAAACTATTAACTGCCGTTGTTCGGTTGCATATTTTCCAATTGAAGGCGCTGAAACTATTGGTGACATTACAACAATTGGATTTGGTTTGGCTAGTGGTGGTATTAATGAATTTTAAAAAATCGTATATTTACAAAAATTTTTCTTATGAATACAATTCTATATAAAGCGTCGCCAGTTGGCGAATTAATTGATGCTGATGAAAAGGCCGGAATAATAAAAGGTTATGGATCATATTTTGGAAATAAGGATTCCGATAATGATGTTATAATGAAAGGCGCATATAAAAAGACTATCGCCGAAAATGGTGAACGTGTTAAGTATTTATATCAGCACGACATGAATCAACCAATTGGCAAAATGAATGAATTGTATGAAGATGACAAAGGTTTAGTTTTTGTTGCTGAAATCGCTAAAACACAATTAGGAAAAGACGTTGTTGAACTTATGAAGTCAGGCGTTATAACAGAAAATTCAGTTGGTATTATGCCAATTCAAAAACAAAACAAAGGCGATTATAGAGAAATAAACGAAGTTAAACTATATGAGATTAGCGCCGTTACTTTAGCCGCTAACGATCAAGCCAAAATATTAGATGTCAAAGGTAATGTTGACGTTCAAAAATTATCAAAGAGATATGATAATCTTTGCAAACTTATTCGAAAAGGCGACATTTCTGATGAAATGGGTTTTGCCATCGAAGCTGAAATATTAAAATTAAAATCATTATTTGTTGAGTTCACGAAGCCGGTTGATGAAATCACTTCGCCGAATGTTGAGATAAAAAACAATGATTCTGAAGTGTTAAATTATTTATTAAATTCCTTAAAAAATTAAAAATGGAAGAAAATTTAAAAAATCAATTGGATCAATTCAACAATGCTATTGATTCCAAAATTGAAAAATCAAACAACGAAGTTGTTGAATCTGTTGTTGTAAAAGCAAACGAGATTGTAAAATCTGAAGTTTCTGAAATGGCAACTAAATTAAATGAGAGATTAGACGCTATTGAAGTATCTAATAAAAAAGCGTTTAGCGCTAAAAAGAGAATGACTTTCAAAGGTGCTTTAACTGAAGCATTAGAAGATGGTGCTATTGAAAACCTTGCAAAAGGAAATTCAAGAAGTGCTTCATTCTTAATTAAAGCTGATATGACTACTGGCGCTGATTTTACTGGTGAAGTTATTGCTGCGGATAGAGTTCCTGGTTATAAATTCGATCCAACAAGACCAACGCATATTCGTCAATTATTAGCACAAGGATCAACTCAATCTGACGTTGTAAGATTCGTAAAAGAAAGTGGTTATTCAAATGGTGCTGCTGCAACTGCTGAAGGTACTACATTAACGCAATCTGATTTCGACATGACGGCTGCTGATGCTAACGTTAGAAAAATCGGAACTTATTTCCGTATTTCTGAAGAAATGTTAGCTGATACACCTCAATTAACTTCTTACCTTTCGGCTAGAGCGCCTGAAAAACTTTTAGAAGTTGAGGATACACAAATTTTAAGTGGTAACGGATCTGCGCCAAATTTAAGTGGTATCATTACTGATGCAACTGCATTTGCTGCCGGTGATTTAGCTGATTCAGTTGATGAGGCTAATCAGTTTGATGTAATTGTAGCTTGTTTAAATCAATTAGCAGGTGCAAATTATAATGCTGATACAATCCTTTTACACCCTTCAGATTTCCACAAGATTCTATTATTAAAAGATTCTCAAAATAATTACCTAAAAGACCAAGTTTATTCAGGTCTTCAGCCGGTATTTATGGGCGTGAAAGTTGTTTTAAATACTGCTATTTCTGCCGGATCATTCTTAATCGGAAACTTTGGTGTTGGAACACAACTTTGGGTTCGTGATGGAGTAAACGTTGAGTTCTTCAGAGAAGATGGAACTAACGTTCGTGATGGATTTGTAACTGTAAGAGTATCTGAAAGAGTTGCTTTAACAAACTATTTACCAAATGCGTTTGTAACTGGAACTTTTGCTTCTGCAATTGCTGATCTTGAAACGCCGTAATTTACGGATAATCAACCATAATTTAAGGCCTGGATTAATTTCTAGGCCTTTTTTTTATGCTTTATTTTTAGGCGCTCAACAGGTTAAAAACGAAAAAAAACAAAAAAAACTTTAAAAAAAAAGTGAAAATATTTTTTTAATTCTAAAATGTGTTATATATTTGTACTGTAAGAAACAAACAAACCTTTTAAAATTAAACATTATGGAAAATTTAACAAACTTCGACAAAGTAAATTTAACACAAGCTTTATTAGTAATCAATGAAGGCGGTGCTAATCAGGATATATTACTTGACAATGGTAGTGTTGAAATGATTAAAAATGATGATAATGGAACTTTTTCAACTTACTACATTAATTATAACAATGAATGTGAGTATGTTTGCACAACAAACCTTTATTCAATATTAGGAAGTTTATCTAGAGTAATTGACGAACTAGAAAAATTATAATAAAACATTAATCGGCGCGTTTCGGCGCGCCATAACATTAAAGATTATGAAAACTAAAACTGGATTAACGATTATACACGATGGCAACCGCGTCAACGTGTACACTAAACAAGAAATTGAGGAACTAGAAAATAAAAATATTTTTGATAAATGTTTGAAAGCAGTTCTAAAAATATTAAATTTAAAAAATTAATTATGTGGGGACTTGACGAATTTCCGGATGATGATCACGAATTTGAATGTCGAGTTTGTGGTGTAAAATTATTTGAAGATGTATTTGTTTGTTCAAATAAATGCTTTTTAGCTGATCAATTATGAAAAAAAATATTAAGTTTTTATTAACAATATCATTTTGGATTTTTTCTATACGACAAATAATGATGTTTAATGATATGCTAGCGGCGATATTCTTATTTATTCTAGGAATGTGCGTTGCTTTAGCTAACGAAAATTAGTCATGATTTGATTAATTTATTGGTTTGTTTAGAAGGCGGTTATTAATTTAACCGCTTTTTTTTATAACTTTATGTTATGAATGCCAATCAATTTGGTTGCTATGCAGAATATTTATTCGCCGTTGAAGCAATGAAAAATAATTTATATGTTTCATTTCCTTTGCTTCATACATCACCCTATGATTGCATTGTAGATTCGCCAAAGGGTTTGTCTAAAATACAAATAAAAGCTATTAACGAAAGCAATAGAAAACGCAAACGAATACAATTGTTAGATCGTAATAAAAGCGCTTATAGTCAAATTGACGTGGATTTCTTTGCTATATATTCCAAACAACGTAATGGTTTTTTTATAATTAAAAATGAAGGCACAATTAAATCATTTAGCGTTGGTTTAGATAAATATTCAAATTATTTTAATAACTTTGCATTACTTTAATGTTTTCTTATTGTTTTCTATTCTTCGAAAATGCGTCGCAAATTTATGTGGCGCATTTTTTTTATCTTTACAAAAAATAAAAGATTATGAAACTAAAATTAAAACAATCAATTCTGCGAGGTGGTAAACGCTATGATGAAGGCGATAAAATAGAATTGCCTGACAATATCGCACAAAATTGGATTGCCAAAGGTTTAGCTACTAAAATCGGAAAAAAACAAAATAAAGATAAATTTGAAACTAAAGAATTAAAAGTTGAATATATTGAAATAAAAGACGATGCGACAAATAAAGATTAATTCAACAACTGGATCAGAAATTCTAACTACTCAAAACGTCAAGGATTACGTTCGTATTGATACAACTGCGGATGATAATTTAATTACTGCAATGATTAGCCAGGCGCGTATATGGTGCGAAAACTACATTACGCGTGACATAGTCGCCAAAAACAGAACTTATTATTTAGATTCAACTAACGGCATATTTGATTTGCCGTTTGGCCCAATATCAAGTATTTCTGAAATTACCATTGATGGAACTGCAACAACCAGTTATGAAATACTAGGTTTAGATAATGAAACTATTGAATTGGATCAAGGGCCTGCTGAACGTGTTAAAATTACCTATGTAACGCAAGGATTAAATGATGCTTTAGTAAAACAAGCTATGCTTCAATTGATTTCAACGTATTATGATAATAGGGCAGATTTTATTGAAGGTAATTCAAGAGGAATTGGAAATTCAGTTGAAATCCCAACATCAACTAAACAAATATTAACGTCTTATAAAACAATGTTTATATAATGCAAGCCGGCAATTTAGATTCTAAAATAACAATCAAACGATTATCTAAAACTTCCGATCAATTTGGTGGTTTTACATCTACATTGTCAGATGTTGCAACAGTATGGTGCGATTTAAAGCAAATTAAAGGCGAAATAAACGATAAATTTGGTAAAAGGGAACAAGATATTCAAGTTGAAATTACAATGCGTAAAAACACCGCAGATTTAATTCAGCTAGGTGACATCTTTACATTAGAAAATGGATCGCAAAAATATAGAATCAATGACAAATTTGAATTTGATTTAGATTTTTACACAAAATTATTAGCAACTAAATCTGTATAATGAACGTCAATATCAAAATAGATCAATCAGATTTGTCTAAACTAAAAAGAAAATTAGATAATTTAAGAACGTTTGAATCTAAAAAATTATCAAATGAATTAGGAAGAACTGCATTTGATATTGTAAAGCTAGCTAAACGATCAGCGCCAGTTGACAAAGGTTCATTAAAACAATCCATAGGCTTACAAAAAAGCGGTAAATCAATAACAGTATTTGCTAACGCTCATTATGCGCCTTATGTTGAATTTGGAACTGGCGGCATGGTTGATTTAAATGATATGACAAAACTTGGTATTCCTGAAAGCTATGCTCAACAATTTAAGGGCAAAGGGTTAAGGGATGTTAATTTACCTGCGCGCCCTTTTTTCTTTAGTTCTGCGCGTGTTGGATTTAAAAATTTATTAAATCGTCTTAATGGCGAAATAAAAAAAGCAATTAAATAATGTTAGAAGCAATTCATTATGTTCGCAGGGCTATACTTGCAAAGTTAAACGGGAATGTTACAATTAACAGTTCAACAGTTCCGATTTACAATCGTGTTCCAACAGATGCTTCATACCCTTACATTCGTGTTTATTCGGTTTCTAATGATGAAACAGATCAAAACCAAAGTTCATTCACAATGGAAACAATAACGCGCGTTGAATGCGTTACAAGATTTGTTTCTGATAGTGGTGGTGAACTGGATTGCAATCGTATGGTTTCACAATGTTTAAACTTATTGCGAACACGATCAGCAAATTATATTGATTTAACATCGGATGGATTTAACGTTTATACAAGCGTTAATGAAGGCGTTAATTATTTACAAGATGATCTTACAGATCATACATACTTTAGAGCAATTATTGAAATATCAAATAAAATAGAACAAATTTAAAATGACTAAAATAAACGAATCAACAAACGTGACTTTTGATTTAAAAACTATTGGTTTAATACTAGGGGGCGCAATCTCTATTGCATTGACTTTTTTCACATTGCAATCAGGCGTGGCCCAAAACACAAATGACATCAAGGAATTAAAAGACAGTTCTGTTAATTCAACTGAATTTAAGTATAAAGATGAATTGATTCGCTCAACTATTTTAAGAATAAATGAACAACAAGAAAACATTGTTGAAGATATAAACGAAGTTAAGGAACAATTAAATAAAATAGACGAAAGATTGTTTGATTTAAAATCTGAATAATGAAATATATTATTATATGTTTTATCTTCTTTACTAGTGTTATTAAGGCGCAAAATAAAGAAGGTATTTCAGTTGTTCAATACTCTGCTGATTTTGTAAAAAATAATGAGTTAGACTTATCTAAAATGACAAATAAGAAAATAAACAATTATGAAACATTGTATTTGTCAAATAATTCAAAAGCATTTAAAAAAGAAAATATAAAATATTTACCAACTGTTGTATTGTACAACAATGGTTCGGAACTCAAAAGAATTGAATCTAATATTGCTTTAGAACTTCCTAAAAATACATTTGATTTAATTTATACTGAAATTGAAAAACTACTTAAAAATAAATTCTAATGAAAAATAAATTACTAATTATACTATTGTTAATTGGGTTTTTTGCTAATGCACAATGGCTGAAAAATATATTTGAATATTCAACGCCGTTTTTTAGTTATAATGAAACAAACCCTTTAACAACTGATGAACAATATTTTGTGACACAATCAGGCGATGTTATTAATGTAACGCCTCAAAGATCAAATGATTATTTAATGACGTTTGGGATTCGTAAGTTAGCGCGTTTTGATTATGAAAATAAGGCGCGTAAATGGTACGATGGAACGGAACAAAACACAAGCCTTTCATCTAATAGTGGATCAGTTGTTGGATTAGAATATTTATTTCAAAAATCTTTTGGTCGCCAACGAAATATGGAATATAAATCGCATAGGTATTTTTTAAGATACTTAAAAAAATATTGGTCCATAAAGATTGAATCACAAAAGAACGGGATTATAAATCTTAATTATGACGCTGCGGATTTACGATTTCGTTTGCCAATAACTAAAAACTTAAATTTTTCTTTTGGTGGTATTGTTAGAACTCATAATTCATACGGCTATAATCCAATAACAGAATATTTAAAAACAAATCAATGGTGGGATTTAGCTTATGAATATGATTATTATGATACGGCTTATGGTATTGATAATGATTTAGATGGCGAAAATGATGTTTATGATTGGTATTGGTATAATTCAGATGATAATCAGGTTGCCGATACTGATGCAGATTTTAGAAGAAACGTTTACCAAAGAATTGTAAATGATTATAACAAACGCGAACTAAATAAAATTGGAACGCTTTACACATTATCAGCCGTTGTTGGTTTAGATTATTATTATTATCGTGATAAATTTTGGTTGCATTCATGGGCCAACCTTATGCCGAAACATCATCATTTAAAAGGCGATTATAAATATAGCTATGAAAATTTTATTAGAAGGGATGATTGGCTAGATTATAATGTTGGTATAATGTCAGGATTGTATTTGATTAAAAATAAAATTGGTATTTTTATTGAATATGAACGCACAAAGTTTTGGGATAAAAATTTAATATTCTTAAAAACTGGTGTTAATATAATGCTATAATTATGACAAAGAATTTTAAAATTAGTGAATTTGAATGCAAAGGCAATCTAAAAGGTTGTGAATGTAAAATGTCTGCTGATGTTAAAAACAATATTATAAAAGTTGCAGATCAATTGCAAATCCTTCGCGATAAAATAAATAAACCTATTAAAATAAATTCAGCTTATAGATGTGCCGATTATAACGATAATATTGTAAAAGGCGCAAAGCATAGCCAACATAAACTTGGAAAAGCCGTTGACATCGTTGTTGATGGAATGACGCCTGAACAAGTTCATAAATTAGTTTGTGAAATGATTGAACTGGGCCAATTAAATTTTGGTGGCGTTGGTAAATACAACACCTTTACGCATTTAGATATTAGAGATTATACTGCTAGATGGGATTATACAAAAAATTAGATTATGCCAAAAAAAGAATTTAGATCAACCACATTAGGTAAAATTTTATTAGGTGCTGCCGGTGTTATTAACCCAACATTAGGAAAAGTTCTTGAAGGCGTAACATCGCCAAAAGAAGCTATTGAACAAATAACTAAATCGGACGTTTCTAACGAAGATAAAATTAAACTTCAACAGTTAATATACGAACAACAAAATAAAGAAATAGAAGCCATTACAAGCCGTTGGCAAGCCGATTCAATGTCGGATTCTTGGCTTTCAAAAAACGTGCGCCCTTTGGTTTTAATTTGGTGTATATGTATTTTTTCATTGGCAGGGATATTGGATTCAGTAGATTCTATTCCTTTTAATATAGGCACAACTTGGAATGATACTTTTGAAAAGGTAATGATGGCCGTTGTATTGGCTTATTTTGGTGGGCGTACTACGGAAAAGGCAACATCTTTATTTAAGAAATAATGGCGCGTAAACAAGCTAATATAGTACATTATAAAAAGGTTAGAAGAAAACGCAAAGGCGTTCATTCTAAAAGTAAAACTTCGCATTGTAAAAACTCTAAAAATTACAAAAAAAAATATATAGGTCAAGGCCGATAAATAACAAATTAAACTATTTTTATTTTTGTATTTTTGTAAATATTAAATAAAAAAATTAGTTTATGGCTTCCAATTTATATTATTCAAGTGATTTTCAAAAATTAGCATTCGGTGACAAAGGTTTAAGAATAATTGCTGCAAGTGCAACTTCAACGGCAGGTGAAAACTTTTGCGCCATACAAGCAATTGAAGGTTCCACAATTAGTTGTGATATTGACACTACTGGCGGTGACACTTCAATCACTTCATTAGCATTAAGCGCAGGCACAATTATTTATGGTAATTTTGATGACGTTTCTGTTGCAAGTGGAAAAGTTGTTTGTTATTTAAGATAATTCAGCATGATTGGATTAGGTTTAAATATCACATCAGGAATTGTTCCAAATGAAATCGGTGTGTTGTTAAGTCAATTGCAAAGTCGAGCAACGTATTTTGAAAACGCTTCTGGTACAACCGAAATTTTAACAGATTTACAAACTTGTTCATTTTAATTTATGTCAAATTTATTTCAAAAAGCTTCAATAATTACAACTCCAACCGCTTATGATAATGGCAAATTATTAAGTGTTAAGCCTGTTAAAACTTTTGGCAGTGAATTAATTATTAATGGTACGTTTGACACAGATAGCGACTGGAATAAAGGTACAGGTTGGACTATTAGTGATGGTAAAGCAAGTTTAAACAATAGTACTGGATCATTATCAAAAAATGACGGCGTTTTAGAAGCTAATAAAACATATTTAGTATCTATTGAAATAACATCTATAACTTTAGGTAAGTTTTCCCCTAAAACAAACACTGGTCAAAATATTTTTGATAGTGTAACACTTAACACAATAGGTGTACACGAATCAGTGTTTACAAATACATCTGGAGTTAATTTGCAAATTAGAGCCTCTGGAACAACAACAGGTTCAATAGACAACGTAAGCGTAAAAGAAGTAATAGACGCAGACTTCCAATTTTCAAGAAATTCTAGTGCGACACGAGTAAACTCTCAAGGACTTATAGAAGATGTACAGATATTAAGTAGTAATTTGGTACAAAACGGAGATTTCTCTGAAGAAGGCTCGGAGTTGGTTACTAATGGTGGATTTGATACTGATAGTGATTGGCATTTTATTGGAACTACAAATATAAGTAATGGTGTAGCTAATTTTCCAGATAATACAAATAGTTTTTTAATTCAAGATAGTGTTGTTGATTTATCTGTAAAAATTTATAAAATTCAATATGAAGTTATTACAACAAATGGAAGTAATTTTAGACTCGCTGGGGGTAATTCTGCTTTTGGAACTGTTACTTTAGATAGTGCAACTATTGGAGTAAAAACTTTTTATTTACAGAGTAACGGAACGGTTAATAAATTACAATTTAATAATAATCAATTTATAGGCTCAATAGACAACGTATCAGTCAAAGAGGTCGGACAGAATTGGACGTTTGGGACTGGTTGGTCTATAGGAGATGGTAAAGCGGTATTTGATGGTTTTAGTAATGTATCTTTAAAACAAGATGGTATTGTTGCAAATAATAAAAAGTATAAATTAACATATACTATACTCGATTATGTTCAAGGTGGTTTAAAATGGAGATTTGGACTTTCTTCAAATTTAACACCAGTTAGAAGCGCAAACGGAACATATGTAGAAGAAATCACAGCAACTGGAAGTGATTTTAGAGCTATTACAGATGGTGCAACGAAATTATCAATAGACAACATATCAGTAATAGAAATAACAGAGGACACAGACTTACCAAGAATAAACTATACTAATGGAGAGGGTAGTCTTTTACTTGAGCCACAGAGTACTAATTTAATTACTTATAGTGAAGATTATAGCAATAGCAGTTGGGTTAAAAATCAAATTACTCAAAGTGGTAATAGTATTGTTTCGCCAGATGGTAGCGTCAATGCTTCATTAATAACAACAACATCTTCAATTCCTTTTTTAGCAACATTTTTATCTTTAACAACTGGAAATACTTATACCATTAGTTGTTTTGTAAAAAAAGGCACGAATAGATTTGTAAGGTTAGCTTATGTTTCAAGTGGAGTTACGGCTGCGTGGTTTGATTTAGAAAACAATGTGGTAGGAACGCAAAGTAGTAATTCAACTTCTGCAAGTATTGAAAGCTATGGAAATGATTGGTATAGAATAACTAACACTATTACATCTCAACAAGCATCTGGTAATGTATTTATTGGACTTTCTGATAGTGATAATGGAACAAGTAGCACACAAGTTGGTAATACAGTTTATGTTTGGGGTTTTCAAGTAGAAGAACTATCATACGCAACCTCCTACATTCCAACAAACGGAAGCACAGTTACTCGTTTAGCAGATGTCTGTAACAATGCAGGTTCAAGCGATTTAATAAATTCAACAGAGGGTGTGCTATATGTAGAGATAAGTGCTTTAGCAAATGATGGTACTGTAAGATATTTTGGTTTAAATGATGGTAGTAATAATAATAGAGCAGTATTTTTATTTGATAGTACTGCAAATAGAGTTAGAGCCATTGTTTCAAGTGGTGGTACAAAATATGTAGATTTTAATTATACTGTATCTGATTTAACTGAATTTCATAAAATAGCTTTAAAATACAAAGCCAATGATTTTGCTTTATGGATTGATGGTACAGAAAGAAATACAGATACAAGCGGTTTAACACCTATTGGGTTAGACAATTTAGAATTTGATTTAAATTTAGGTGGTGCATTCTACGGAAACGTTAAATGCGTTGCAGTATTTAAAGAAGCATTAAGTGATACAGAATTAACTTGTTTGACTTCTTAACTATGAGAATAATCTTTTTATTAATAGCGTTTAATTGTCATGCGCAATTGCTTTCTGAAGAAGATAAAAAACAACATTTTATGGCCGGAACAATTTTTTCAGCGCCAACTTATAGTGAAGTTTATTTAAAAACTGGTGACATTGGCAAAGCCTTTGGATATGGTTTATTAGCATCAACTTTAGTAGGTACTGGCAAAGAACTGATGGACGATACATTTGACAAAAGGGACTTGATCGCGACAATGCTCGGCGCTATTGCTATAAATATTATTTTAACTACAATAGTAATATTAAACAAAAAGCATAAAAAAACACCTTTAAAAATACAACTATAATTTTTGTATTTTTGTGAAAACATTCTTTTATGTCAACACTTAATGATGCTAAATTTACTTTAATTCCTAGCGGTTATAAATCAACAAAAGTTTATTCAGTTAAACCAACTAATGGTGATGGCGATTTTACTTTTTCTAGAAATGGTGACGCTTCACGTTTAAATCCTGGATTAAACATTGAACAAGTTTCAGCTAACGTTCCAAGGATAAATCATTATAGTGGGGGTTGCCCATCGCTATTATTAGAAAATGAAGCACAAAATTTAATAACATATTCCGAAGATTTTAGTCAATGGACCACTAATGACAATGCCGTTGTAATTGATAATAATGCTATAAGCCCGGATGGAAATTTAAATGCTTCTTTATTTACTTTTGATGGCACAACTAATGGAAGGGTTGAAATATCCACAACAGTAACGAATGGTTCTACATTAATCTACTCTATATATTTAAAAAATAATAATTTATCAGATACTTCGCAAGTTTGGATTGGTTTAGATACAACTTCGCAGGGTGAATATGTAACAATAACAAATGAATGGCAAAGATTCACAACAACACAAACAGCAAATTCATCAACCGAATTGCCAATGGTTAAAACTGATGAAACTGGCAGCATTTATGCGTGGGGTGCGCAATTGGAAATTAATAATTTAACAAGTTACATAAAATCAAATACTGGATCACCAACAACAAGACAAAAAGATCAATGTTATGATGCAGGAAATAGCGATTTATTTAATATAACAGAAGGAAGTTATTTTATAGATATAAAACCATTTTCAAATAGTTCATTTTATAATATATCTTTAAGTGATGGAAGTGCAAACAATCGAATATCTTGGCAATTTCAAAACAATAATACACAAGTAAGAGTTAGAATTGTTTCAGGTTCAACGCCAGTTATGAATGAACCGGAATCAGTAAATTTTGGATCTAGAAATAAATTGTGCTTAACTTTTAAAGACAATGAATTTAAAACTTATATAAATGGATCTTTAGTTAATACACAAACAAGCGGCAACATTCCAACATCACTAGATCGATTAAGTTTTGCCGTTTACAATACAACTGGTAATTTCTTTGAAGGTGAAGTTTATTCAGTTAAAATTTATGATTATTTATTAACTGAAACACAAGCTATTGAATTAACAACATAAATAAAATAAAATGATCGTAAAAAAATATGAATTTCCAAATGAAGCAAAAGCCAATGAATATATAACGGCGCTTGGTGTTGCTACTGATGAAGATGGCAACGAATACCCAACGCATAAAAATGGCGTTGTTAAATTAGGTTTTATAATAACTAAACCAGGTGAATATGATGATGAAGGCAATGAAACACAAGCGCCTGAATTTGCTAGTCAATATTCAGTTGATGTTTGTTGGCGTGATAGTGTTAGACCAATTGATCCTGAAACTGAACAAGAAGGTTCTTTGCCTTATGATAGTTGGTCACAATACGAAATAACTTTAGATAATGAAGGCGTGCATTCTTTTTTTGGTTTAAAATATATTGAGGATTAATAAAATAATTATTTCGTATATTTACAAAAAATTTAATAAACTTTAAAAAATAAAAATATGGCTACTACGGGAGTTTTTAATGGTACTAATTTAATCCTTACAGTTGAAGGCGCAACTGTTGGGCATACAACAAGTTGTTCACTTTCATTGTCAATGGACACACCGGAAGCAACAACAAAAGATTCAAACGGATTTTCTGAATATATCGGCGGCGTAAAAGGTGGCGAAATATCATTCGAAGGTTTAATTGCTTATGATGACACATCTAACGCAATTGAAATGGCTGATTTCTTATTAGCTAGAACACAATTAACTTGTGTATTTGGAACGGCTGAAACTGGTGATGCAATATATACTGCTGAAGGGTTTTTATCTTCAGTTGAAATGTCTGCTGAAATGGAAGCTGCCGTTACTTATAGTGGATCAATCACAATAACTGGCGCGATTACTAAATCAACTAACTAAAAAATTAAAAGTTTATTATTTTGGCCGCCGTCAGTTTTTGGCGGTGGCTTTTTTATTTATTAACGACAAACAACAAATAAATGGCAAACAAACAAAAAGGTTACATCGACATTGTGATCGGTGGCAAAAAACGAACACTTCACTTTTCAATGAATTTTTGGTCGGAATTTACCGAACAATTAGGCGTTTCATTACAAGACATTGGACAGGCATTTGAAAATGGTATTTCTTTAAAAGGATTACGCGCCTTAATTTATTCTGCAATACTTGCGAATGATCAAGAACAAAACAATAATATTGATTACAATATATTTACAGTTGGTTCATGGTTGGACGATTTAGAAACTGAAACTGTTAACGATATAGTTGAAACAATGTTACAATCAAAAATATTAGGCAATTCATTAAGCAATGAAATTCAAAAACCGGGAAAGCCGAAGCCGCCAAAGAAATAACATTTGAATCATTAACCGATTATTATATTGGTTTGATCGGCATACACCCAAACGATTTTTGGCGGCATACTTGGCGTGAAAATGCTTTATTAGCTGAACACTATCATAACAATATAAACTTGAAATGGGAACAAACTCGTTATTTAGCAACAATGATTCACAATTCACAATGTCAAAAAAAATCACAAATGATAAAACCTGAACAATTATTTAAATTACCAGTTGACATAAAACGTAAAAAGGAACGTGATAAACCTAAATCAACGCGTGAACAAATGGAAGCATTTAAAGATAAATATGAATCAATGACTAACAAAAAGACGTTCAAATAAAAGCGTCTTTTTTTTTGTATTTTTGTTTAAAATATTCTTTTTATGGCCGAATCAAATCTTAAATTAAATATTACCGGCGATTCGTCGAAATTAAAAAATGCATTAAGTTCAGCTAGTTCACAATTACAATCCTTTGGGAATAAAATGCAAACTGTTGGGCGTTCAATGTCAACAAAATTAACTTTGCCATTAGTTGCAGCCGGTACTGCGGCCACAAAATTAGCATTGGACTTTGATAAATCAATGACTCAAATAGAATCATTGGTTGGTATTGCAGGCGACAAAGTTAAAGAGATGGGCGAAACTGCAAAGAAAATGGCCGTTGATACAGGCAGAAGCGCCAATGAAGCCGCTGAAGCATTGTTCTTTATAACGTCTGCCGGTTTAAGAGGTGCTGATGCAACAGACACTTTAAACGCTTCTTTAAAAGCCGCTGCCGTTGGACTTGGCGAAACAAAAACAATT